CAATCACACCAACGGCTGGCAGGGCTGCACCAATAGCACCTAAGCCACCGACAGAACCTGACATTAAACCACCAAGGTTAGCAAAAGATGAACCTAGTCCACCACCAGATAGGACACCACCTATACCGCTACCAATAGCTCCAAGACCACCCATTAAGCCACTGCCAACAGTAGCCCCTGCCCCTGTTGTACCTACAACAGAGCCTAATGGACCAGCAAAAGCTGATGTAGTGCCAGCTACAGTACCTGCACCACCCATACCCATACTAATCATAATACGGTTACGTGCAGCCGTGGCAATCATTTGAGCAAGCATACTCTTGAAAGAGCCTAATACAGAGCTTACAAAGCCCTTAAAATCTTTCAACCCATTAGAAATGAAATCTCCAAAGGCATTTGATACACCATCAATGGCTGAAACTAAGGGTGCCTCTAACTCTTTACGAAGCTGTTCTGCGGCACGTTCAGCCTCAGATAAACCTTTAGCCGCTTTTTTGGCTGCATTTGCTTGTTCTTTCAACCGCCTATTAACATCATCTATGTACTTCTGCAGTTCGTAGGGAGTTTCACCACCTTGTACATTAAAATCACCCCTTGCTTGAGGTGGTATAAGGCCAGCTTGTATTTTAGCGTTAAATGCTGATTGCTCTGGACCCATAGCTGCGATAGAGACCAACTTGCCAGCAAGTTCTAAACTAATACCCAAGTTTGTTGCTAACTTAGCTGCAGCCTTTTGTGCATCATCAATGGGTGAAGACATGTCCACACCAGCTAAACGTAGTGCTTCATAAGCACCTTCACCAAGCTCTTCTTTCAGCTTCATCGCAGACTCAAAACCGTTAATCAACTCTTGGTTTGCTTTGTTAGCTGCAATCTCCGCTTGGGACAGTGGCTCATAGACAGGCACTTTAGATACACGTAGTGTAAGAGCTAAAAGTTCTTCCTCAGCCCTCATCTTCTCTTGCTGTTTTTGCCACCATAAATTAAAACGACGAGCATTTAAGGTTTCTGCACGTTCAGCAGCACCTTCTTCCCACGCAGCAGCATCTTTTTTAATCTTATTCTTTTCAGCTTCTTTTTCCAACTGTCGTTTAAGTGAATCGAACTTTTGGCTTTCAATGTCAAGCTCTACTTGCAACCTTTCAAGAAGAAGTTGTTTAGTCCGTAAGTTTCTACCAGATAGACCTACAGATTCAGATTCAACTCTTGCAATTCTGTTGGCTAGTTCAACCCTCTTACTCGCTATTGCAGCAAACTCTGGGTCAAAATAAGGGTTATCAAAAGATATGTTTTCGTCCCTTAACCTTTTAATCTTACTTTCAATCCGTTCTATAGCACTTGAGTATTCATCAAGTCCTCTTTTAGCTTCTTTAGCTGCATCACTAGATCTGAGGAAATAAGCCCCAATAGCTGTCAACAAAGGTAAGATAATAGACACAGAAGCAATTAGGGTAGTCACAGACACACTTAAACCTAAGATAGCAACCCTAGTTGCCATAATAGGTGCAGGTAACAAATACAATACACCCAACAACTGTGTGGCTTGCTGACCAAAAGCAACCATAGGGTTAGTACCAGACTGTACCTGAACCAAGAAGTCACCAACTTGATAACCAACCTGCTGGCTGATAACCCCCATCTGGTTAAACCCTTGGGAGAACTGTTGTTGGTATCTTGCAAAAGCACCAGTACCTTGGGTAAACTCTTGGTTTAGTCGTTCTTGTGCAGCTTCGAATTGTTGTGTATTCAATGCACCCATTCGGTGGGCCTCATTGATTTCATTCAACATAGTTTCATACTGTCTAGAAGTTGCATACAAAGGGTTGTACTTTAACTTCAGTTGCTCCAGCCGCTTTTCAAAAACAGAGGCAGAGTCTGCAGCGTCTTTATTAGCCAACTTCGCTTGCTGCATGGCCTTATAGAACTCTTGTGAAGCCCTAGCAGCCTCTTGCGCCGTGTTTGCATATCTTTTATTGGCTTCAACAACCTTATTTAACTGGCGTTCTTGTTGTTCAAATGCAGCCACAAAAGCCGATGCACTTCGCTGTGCCGACTTTACAGAGTTACCAAGCTGGTCTACTTCACGAGTGGCAGACTTCACCGTGTTAGTTCTTACTTCAATACCAATTTCAATAAGGTCAGCCATTTTCCTCGCCTACAGTTTTGATCCACAAGTTATCAAGGGATTTTATAGTTTCTATTTCCCAAGGTGTAAGAACGACACCAGTAAGGTCACACCAAGACTTTATTATGTCGTAGGAAATAGGGTTTGGTCCAGACATACCATAGGTTCTACCTTCATGTAGTTCTATGAAGCTGGACCAAATGTGGGAAGCAATATCAGGAAAGATAGCATCAGCGTTAGATTTCTCTATCTCTTCTACCTGCTTGCCTAATTGCTTCGCCACTTGCTCTAGGTGGTCACGTTCAGTAGCTTTACCCTTGCTACCTTTGACCCTACGACCCATCTTGAAGGAATACTCTGCGTACTCTTCAAGTTCGGCCCTTACTTGTCCAAAAAAGCCTGTGCATCACCCAAGGCAGCGTCAACTTGTTCACGTACCCAAGGTAGTGCTTCAAACACTTCACGCACTTTAGCTTCTTTGCAGTCTGGTTGTTCACCACCAAGGGTGATATTCCAGTCCTCTACACACTTCACCAGAAGGTCCAGAGCAGATGCTTCAATCTCTTCAGCAGTCAGGTTTAGTTTACCACCTGTCCGTTGAGCTTTCTGCAATCGACGGTTCTGTTGAGCATGTGAAATAGCTTTATATTTCTTAGAGTATGGTCCATGTACTGTGATTATCATTTCTGAACCGTCTTCATTTGTCAGGATTTCAGAAGTGATAGGGTTGTACAGAGTTACGTCAGTAGTTTCTTTGGCTGTGCCAATGTTCATCAGGTCCATAATCGGGTCTCCTTATTTGATGATGTCAGGTTAGTCGGGTCAGTTTAAAATGGGGAGGCATCAGACCCGACACCAACGCCTCCCCGCCTCTAGCTAGAGGATTACGATGTACGTGTCAGTTTCAAGTTGGTTGCTTCACCACCTACACCACCGTCATACAGTGATACGAAAGGCAAAGTAATCAAACGAGACTGTGGGTTCTGTACTGGGACAGAAGCACCATTGTACTTAACTCGTGGGAACAAGAAGGTGTATGTGCTTGCACCATCTGGGTCATCGACAGAAACTTCGATTGAGCTTTCTGTTTCGTTCAGGAACTTATTAATCAGTGTTTCATCTTCGTAGTAAACAGTGATTGTACCTTCTACGACAGCACGACCAAATTCCAATGACTGAGCAACATCAGCACCAACAACAAAAGTAGGTGCGAAAGAGTTAGTCAAAGAGAAGTCGATTGAAGTTACGATACCCAAACCAGAACCACCATCAGAGATAGTGCCTGAATAGCTGTCGAATGGTTTGTTTGTCGATGATGCTGTAGGTGCAGAACCTGAAACACTTGTTGCAGACTGTGCCATGCTCTTACCAACCATATCGAATGTACCTGTTACCATCTGGTTAGGTGCAATAGATACGGACATAGTTGAAGCAGCCATGCCAGTGAATGTACGGTACTGGCTAATGTCGTTAGCAGCATCTTCGATTGTCAAGTATTTAGGTGTAGTACCTACTTTAATTACGTCTGTTGAAAACGAGCTTAGGAAAGCACTTTCAATCAGTTCGTCGAAGTCACCTTTACGCAGGTCAACTTCAATAGAGCCACCAGCTTGCCGGTTACCATGACGGTCAACACGAGGCATACGGTCGGCTTGGATCTCGTTACCTTCTACACGATCTTTAGTTAGATCCAGAGAGTGTGTGTTGAATGGCAGGTTTGCCAGTGTTGGTGATGCGGGTGTAGTGCCGAAAGACGATTCAGCAATATATGCTAGACTTGAACGGCTACCTTGTGCGAATGCCATTATTTATCTCCTTCAAGAGTATCTTCATTTGTTGTTGTTGCAGCCTTTGGAGCTTGAACCAGTTCAGCAGGTAGCCCTTTGGCGATGTCAGCAGGGACTTTATTCCCTACAAAGTATGTCTTACCTTGGTAAGCAAAGTTTTGTGTTGCCTTATACATTAGCAATCCTCTTATTGGTTGTAGATGTACCACCCGATATTTACGACAGTGTAATACCAAGGTGTATCTACAAACCCGTTGTCTCTTTCTGAATAGTCGATGGAAACTGTAACAGTATCACCACCATCTGGTGTGAAAGAGATGTCAGTTGTAGCATCAAAGGCTTCCATAACCTTGTTTGCCAGATCATCAGCGGTGGCAGGTCCAATACCTTCTGGTGTGTAACAAAACACACGGAAGACACCTTCGTACCGTTGCTGTGGATTTAAGCCCCGTACAGCGGGTCTACGTGATACAGGGACGAATGCCACCTTAAGGAAGCTAGACCCTGTTGTAGGCTCAAAAGAGACGTTCTCGTAGGCAATGTCGGGAAGCCCAGCGGTAGAAGCTAGATGGCTTTCTAAAGCAGCACGGATATTATTGTAAATGATCATCCAAACTTCCTTCTAATTCTTGCAAATACGTGGTAGCCATCAGATTGCCAATTTTCACCATTCTCTACATCTCTAACATGTGGTGAACGGTTAATCAGTTTAATCTTAGCGTCACCAGTCTTAAGCATTTCAGAGATGTTCAAGGCTTCAATGTCTATCAGTAACTCGTCGTAAGCCTCTCCACGTTTCTGTTCGGGGTTCTGGCCTCTTGGTTTGTTGTCTGAACTCTTAGAACGACCACCACCTTGACCAGCACGTTTAATAGAGAAAGAAGTGACATAAGCACCAGTATCGACAGGGGAGATCCGTGTAGCATAATCAGCTAAATCTTCTAGCCGTTCCTCTACTTGCTCTTCTGCCATATCTGCGATACGACCTTTAAGCCTGTCGAAAGTTTTTTGGATACTTGCCATTACTCTGAAACCTCACAGACATAACAGACAGCAGTACCACCAGAGTAGATAGTGTTGACACGGACAATAGAAACAGTGTCACCTTGTCCAATGATTTGGTCTTCATCATCTGGTTCTACAGACAACCCCAAAGCTGGGATTACACAACGACGAGAACCTCGACGAATTTCATCACCAATAGGTAGACCAGTGGAGAAGTTAAAGAAGTAGCCATCGACCGTGTAGTCTTCTGTGGTTGCCCCAGAGATTGTACCAGTGGCAGGGTCATAAGTCCCAGAGACTGTCGTCTTACGAAGTGTTAGTTCCTGTCCGTGGTCTTGTACTAGCTTCAGGAGATCATAAGATCTGAATACAGCCATCTTAGGTCTCCTTATTATTCGTAATCTGAGCCGTAGTCATCACCACTATAGCTAGGTGGGTTACGGAACTGGTCTCGACGGAATGACGGTTTGATACGGTCTGTATTAGAACGTACAGCATCAACTTTAACCTTGCTGATACCACCAGCTAAAATGCCAATAGTAGCACCAACTTTCTTACCTTGATACTCTAGGTTATCAGCTAATGATGTGTATTGCTTAGATAGTTCACTGTAGTCAGCACTCAAGGCACCATCTAGGGATGTGTTAACCCTGCGTGAATACTGAGATGCAACAGTTCTAGCACACCATGCAGCAGCATAGTAGATGTTATTATTTGACTGACCTAATGCGAAGATAATCTCTTCATTCTGCACCTGTTGGTCGTTAGTGTCTGTATCACCAAGTAACAGACGAACAGAATTTAGACGACCAGAGATCGTGTTTGTTCCAAGATCAGTTTCGTCATAGGTCCAAGCCATATTAATCTACCTCGTAGTGTCCGTGAGTTCTTCGCCAGCTTCGTATTAGTCCACGCTGTTTATCTGCGATCTTGGACTTCTTACATTTCTTACGTTCAAAGTCAGCTTGTGATGAAGTCTTTAGTTTGACTTTGTTATTGATGTTATCAACGACAGCATGTAAACCATCTACATCAAGCTCTTCTAGTCCATCACCAACTTTACGTTGAACTTCTAATTCTGCGTCATGGTGGATAACACGTTCACGATACAAGATCTGAACTTTACTGCTATCTACACCTAACTCTTTCCACTTGAACTCGTCACCAGCTTCGTATTGTCGTCCACCAGCAAAGGTAGGGATACGAAAGAACACAGGGCGGTCCATCTGGAAAGGCATATTCTCTTGTCGGATCATAAGTAATACCTTTAGTCAGGGTGGGTAGTGAGGGCCGTTAAGCCCCCACCAGAGTAAATTAAGCTACTGCACCGTTGAAGAAGTAACCCAAGTCTGCGCCTGTGACTTTCATGTCATAAGCCATTTTAACTTGAATGTGTTCTGCAACTTGCTGACGCTTCAGGGCATCGTCTGAGAATGATTCTACAGTTACGCCCAAGTTGTTTACGCCTTGCAGGTTGTTCCATGCAAAAGTACCACCAGCCATAGGTGTCATCAGACCACCTGATTTTGGACCGTGTACCAACAGAGCATGTTTACCACCGATGAAGGAGTTAGATTCTGCTACGCCTTCTGCTGAGTCGTTCTTAACTGCTTCCATGACGTAGAAGTTTTCTACTTCAAAGATTTCAGCCAGTTTAGCATTGGTAATCAACGCAGTGTTGGTTACAGTTGCGCCACCGTTCAAGCGAGCCAAGATGTCTGGGTGGTTAATCAAAACGTCACGAACTTCTTTACCAACAACCATTGTGTTTGGTTTGAAGCCGCCTGATTTCAACTGCATGGTGCGACGAGCAACAGTTACGTCCTGAATAGGTGTACCGTTGGTGTAGTCTGACCACAAGTTGGATGGTGTTGACTGTGAACCCCATACGCCAGCAGCGAAGAAGGTTGAAGCGAACTGTTCTTCACGGTGGATCAACAGACGGTTAACCAGAGTAGTTGCACCAGCGGAACGGATGTCCAAAGCTGCATCTTCGTTTGCCAGAGTTTGCTGGTCGAAGTCCATACCCAGACCATAAACGTCTGCATAGTAGCTGTCGGTTGACAATGACATACCGATGCGGTTGACTTCTGTACGTGGAGCCAATTTCGCAACGTCACCAGTACGGTTCATGTTGTCACGGTCGTAGATGTAATATTTGTCAGACTGTTTTTGTACCCCAACAGTTGGGAATACTTTGTCTGCGATGAAGTT